TCGCTCCTTTACCTTCTTTCTCAACTCTTTGAGCTTCCTTTTTTATTTTGTTCGCTCTTTTATCTAAGATTTTCTCGGCAGTTGAGATTTTTGCTTGAATAGCTATTATCTCTTCTTTCTGTGCTACGGTTGTTCTTTTTCCAAGGTCAAGTAATGGCTTTAATTTCCCATATTGAATTTCTTTCATTGACCTAATAACAGCATCGTCATATTCTTCAACCTTAGACCAAGACATAACATTTGGTTTACCCTGTGTTTTTGGTGCTGCTGCTTTAGTTACAGGAGCTTTAACCACAGGAGTTTTAGTTTTGACGGCAGGTAATAAAGGACTGATTAGCGCATTATACTTCTCGTATATCTTATTATACTTAGCCAATACAGTTTTCGGCATTTTAGTTTTATCTATCTTGCCTTTTACTTTATAACTTTCTATTTTAGGTATGGCTTTAAGAAGTTCTGCTTGTTCTTCAGCTCTGTAGGCTGCTACTTTTTCTTTTGGTGTTGCTTCTGCTTCCACTACAGGAGCTTCTAACGTAGGAGTTTCAACTACAGGTGCTAATGCTTTTTTATTAGCTTCAAGTTTAGCTTCAACCTTTTGTCTTGGTGTTAGTACTACTTCTTCGGCTTTAACTTCAGTAGTTGTTTCAGTAGTTAACGCATTATACAAATTATTGTAAAAATCATATGAGTAAGGAGTTACTAATTCTCCGTTTTCATTTTTTTCGGAAAAATACTCTAATTTTGATTTTACATATTCAATAGGATTTGAATTAAGTGACTCAAGTTCTTGTTTTCTAAGATTAATTTCTGTTTCATAATAACTACGGCCTTCTTTAGATGTAGCATTTTCAAGATATTCTTGAAGTAATTGTAAGTCATATTCAAGAGAGTTTTTTTCTTTTTCTATAGAACTCCTTACTTCTTCGGCTTTACCTTCTTCGGTAAGGACTTGAGATTCTGCTGTGGGTTCTCCTTGGACCACTTCTTCGCCAACTGTGGTTGTTGGCTGTACAGGTACTTGACCTGCTGCTTGCTTTCTCTCGGCATCTTCTACTTTTTGGTTTATTTGGTTAAGCTCTGTTTGTGCTGCTTTTCTATTTATTTTTTCACCATTTATTATTACTGCGCCTTTTTGTTTAAGTGCAGTTTCTAATTCAGTTGCTCTTTCAATATTATTTTCATATAAAACTTGCAATGGTAATGTTCCTAATTTATCATTGATGTCTTTTATTCTATCATTTTTTTCTTTACTTAATGCAGGGTCTTTGCCTACAACTTCTTTTTCTAATCTATTTCTTTCATTTATTAAATTAAAAGCTATCAACTTTGCTTCGTCAGATATATTCTCATCTATTGAGTTAAAAACACCCTCAACTAAATTAATGTCATTTAATGCACTCTGAGCCTCTCCCTTTGTCATTGTTCCATTTAACATTTCTGTTTTTAGATTTGAAACAATAAGTTTTTTAAACTCTTGGTCGGAAGAAAAATCCTCAAAGAACTTTAAGTCCTCTTCATTATATAATGATATCTTACCATTTATTAATAATTGAGAGCCTGTCATTACTGTAGACATAGCAAAACCACCAATTGCTTCTGCTGCTGCCCCCTCTAAAATAGCACCTGCTACACCCATTTTTGTATCAGGAGTTTCAAAAAGTTCTCCTCCTGTAAGCCCTTCTTTATTTGTTAATTTTAAATCTAAAAGGTCTAGTTTATTGTATAGTTGTTTTAAACCAACATCAAGGAGAGCTGCTTGATAAAATCCCGTCTCACCTTCTACTAATGTTCCATTAACAATTTTTATTGCCCCTTTACCAATTAAACTTTTAACTTCTCTATTAATTACCTTCTCAGCAACTTCTCGTCCTGCTTTAAAAGGAATGGCTTTAGCAACAGTAGAAAGCACAGCCTTAGCTAATAAAGTTGATTTACCTGATGTCATATATCTTAAACCAACGTTTTCAAGATAGCCCATAACAAGTGCATATGGCACAGCAACAACAGCTCTGTCTGCCTCTGATGTTGTTTCAAAGTCAGTATCATTAAGCATCTCTTCATTAATTGCATTGTATGACATATTTGCCATAGACGCAAATGCCAATGGAACTCCTACAATAGGTACTGCTCTTGTAAGCATTGAAGGTAATGATGCTGCAACACCAACTAAAGCCTGCTCAACAAATCCTAAATTTTGTTTTGATTCTTCAGTTGTTAAGTCTGAGCCAAAAGTTTCAATAATTGCTCTTTTATTAGCAGCAATTGCATTTTTTTGCGCATTATTAAGAAATATGTTTTTTATCTCTTGTTCATTGTATCCTTTATCTTTATAGTACTGTCTTTGTTGTGGTGTTATTGTTTGAGCTTCTGTTGCTATTTTCTTTTCTTCTTCTCCTGATAAATCTTTTCTTAAAGCAGGAACTATATATGATAATGGTTCTCTCACTTCATCCATAGCAACAACAAATTCATTTGTAAAGTTTCCAAAAAATCCACCTGACTTTGCTTTTTCAGTTGCATATATTCCTGCAAGGGCATTCATTTTCTTTTGAGTTGCAGCAACATTTTTTGCAGCAATATCTAATCTTTGAGCTTCTGAACTAAGACCTTCTACTGCATCATTATATTGTTCTTGAGTTAGATTTCCATTTTTAGCATCTAATTGTAATTTTTCTTTTCTTTTATTGAAATTATTAATATCACGTTGCAAGTCATATTGAGTATTTGTCATATGATTTAAATTATCTCCAATAAGGTCTTTACTATATCCTCCTTCTATTTTTGCTTTTACTGTTTTTATTGCTTCTTTGTTGCCACTTTGTTTTGCAATGATTAGTTCATCATATAATTTATCATATTTTTGTCCTTGTTGCTCATCGTATTTTTTTTGTTCTGAAAGAAATACTTTATACTCTTCACTATTATTTAATTTATTTTCAAATTTCTTTAAAGTATTTGCATTTTCATAATACCTCTCGTCTTCTCCAAAAATAGATGTTGCTAATTTTCCTGCTAAACCTGTTCCTGCAGTAGTAGAAAGATTTGCATTTTCACTTCTCCTTCTTTTTATCTCCTCTCTTTTTTGTTGAAAGGTTAATTCTTTAAATGCATTTTTATAGTCTTCAGAGTCATAATATTTATTATTTTCTATAGCACTTTTAATGTCTAAATTAAATTCTTTTTTACTTGAAGTATTATTTTTAATTCTATTCACAGCACTTAAGTCATCTTCTTTTTCAGCAGAAGCATTAAATCTTAAATATGCTTGTAGTTTAACGGATTGGTCTACATTCTTTTCTAACTCTTTTGAATTGTTATTGCCTATACCCATTCCTGTAGGACTTGAAAATGCTCCACGAGTAGAATTACCAACATTATTAAATGAGAATGTCCGAGGTTCATTTCCATTGTTAGGAGTTACTTTTATATAGTCTCCTCCTACACCTGTTTGTTCAAAAGTAAAGCCCATACTTTTAAAATTCTTTTCAAGCATTTCTTGAGCGGACTCCTCAGATTGAGCAAGGAAATTTGAATTTACTTTTAAGAAAGGGTCTATTTCCTTTGGCTTAACTACAATAGCTTTCTTTGCATCTATATTCTTGCCGTACCGTCTATTTAGAGCGCTTATAGAGCCTTCATTTGATATTGACGACCATTCTGTTGCTCCGGGCACCCATCGTTCCCAAGAGCCGTCTTTTATTCTATATTTATTATTCTTTTTTTCAGGGCTGTTGTCGTAATTATCAAATTCTTCGTAATCAGCACTTAAAGACGCATTCTTATCAAACTGTTTATTTAATGCTTTTATTTTTTTATCTTCTTCAAGATTTATTCTACTAGGAATATTATTATATTCTTCTTCTTTAATTTTAATTGCTTCAGCGCTAAACGCAGGCATGCTTCCACTCCCCATAGGGCCCGGCTTAGGCGGAGCATATTTCATTGCATTAAGTTCACGCAATGCTTTTTGTTTTTCGGGATTTACTTCTGAAAATTTATTATCTTCTAATTGATATTCTTTTTTTGTTTCTTTGCTAGTAAACTTATTGTCTTTTTTAACAGCATTTTTCTCTAATTCTTTTGCTCTACTTCCTGTTGGGTCTTTTATTGCAACATAATTTCCTTTTGTAGATTCATTACTTATAAGCCATTGATTGCCTTGCTTTCTATATGCAGACTTGCTATCTCCATAAGTATAGTCTTCAGGCTTTTGTAATTCCAATGAACCAACGGCCGAAGTTGAACCCCCATTTTCGGATTGACTTTTTTTTTTAATTGAACCAATTCCCATTAAATTTTTAAACGAATTGATATCTTCACTATAACCTCCTCCTTTAAATATCTCATAAGAGTCATTTAATGCGTCTCCATTAGTTGATATTAATTGTTTATAATCATCAATAGAGCCACTATAACCCCCTGATTTAAACATTTCATATGCATCTTGTATTGCTTTTTCGTTCATATACTTTATTTTTTCTTATCATATTTTGTAGTATCTTTTACTTTACCTTCCAAAATTGGTTCTTCTACATAGTCAAATGAATTCATGTTATAATTTTGATTTGTCAACTTATTTCCACCTAAATTTTTAACCCTATTTAATGTTATATTTTGTACATCCGATGGTATACCTACATAGTTTTGTAATGATGTTGCTATTTCTGACACAGTTAAACCTTTAATTGGTACTGTTTGTTTTTTATTCCCAATTTGAAAAGTAAGGTCACCATTTTCATTTTGTGTAAGATTTTTAAGGTTTTTGTTTATTGTTCCAAGAAAAGTAAATGCTTTTTTAGCTTTATTTTTGTCTGTTGAACTAAAAGCCGTTATTAAATTTTGAGCATATAAATTTGCGTTATCATTTTTATCTTTTTGTGATTGACCCCAAGCTAAAGCATTAACATCCGCATTAATACCTGTAGCACTAATAGCATCTTGTTCTACTTTTTTATCTATCTTTTGAATTACTTGTTTGTACATATAATCAAGAGCTTCTGCTCGTTGCCACTTACCATTTTCAGTGCTAAAATCAGGCATTGGAGTACCATTACCACCGGGTGTTGTTATCATTAATATTTTTGTTGGGTCTTTATCAGCTTCTTCTTTTGAAAAAGTTGGAGTATATCCTTTATTTAAAGTATTTGTAAGTATTGAAGATGTAGCTAATGGATTAACTAAATAAGATTCTAATTGTTTATTAAGGGCATCATCAAAACCTTTTTTTAATTCTTTGTCTGCTATCTCAGTAATTGAACCACCTTTTGTGCGGCTTGCTGCCATTATTGCACTAGTAATCTCTTCACCAATTCCTGCCTCAACACTTGTTGCTGCTGCATCAGTATCAAAGTAATCATACTTAGCTTTTATTCTTGTCTGTAAATCTGCCGCCGAAGAAGTTTGATATGTGCCATCTTTTTGTTTTGAACTCACCAATACCAATCCTGTTTTAGGGTCTATAATTGGCTTTGCATTTTTAAAGTTTCCATATCCCTCTGAATTTTCCATCAACCAAGTCTCAATAAGTTGAGATTTGTTTTTAGGGTCTGTAGATTTTAATCTTTCCATTTTATCTGCATACTCTGCTTGATAGTCTGTACTCAAATCAAACATTGTCTTTGTTCCATTCTGAACATTTTGCATAAAAATAACATTATCTCTTTCAGATATCCTACCATTTTTAAATGCTCTTTGATTAGCAAGCATTTGTTGTTGCATCTGAGATGAATAGTCTGCTGTCCATTCAGTCATATTTATATCATCACCTTTAGGGTGTTCATCTAAATATTGTCCAAATGCTCTTACTTGGTCGTCATACGCTTCCTTCTTTGCCTTTCTTGTAGCAAGTTGGTCCGTAACTAAATTTGATATACCAAGACCAATGTCAGCATAATTTACTTGACTGTCAAGGTCGCGTTCTTGGTATTTATAAAATGTTGCCATTTATACTATTTATTTATATTAATTATTAATATGGGCTAAAAGCATTATACTCCCTAAGCATATTTATTTGTGGGCGTGAAAGGTCATTTTTAAATTGATTAAATTGACTAGGATTCATATTTTGTATTGCCTCAAAATCTAAATTTGTAAATCCATTTGAACCCGGAGCTCCTAATGTATTACCTCCAACTTGACCAAATGATTTCATTTGTTCAGGATTAAATTGCATACCCTTTAAAGAATCTTGAGTTATACCTGTTTTTGCATACAAAGGAACTAAATTAGCAGCCTGTGTTGCCGCACTTGTAAGTCCTTCAAACCCTTGCGTTGTTGCTTGTGCCGCCATTTCTTGAGCATTTCTTGCTGCCATTTGCGCACCTTCAACTTCACCTAATTTCATTTGTGTTAGTAAATCTCTTAGTCTAGACTCTTCAGCAACTTTTAATCTTTCAATGTCAGTAAGTTCTTTGCCCATGTCTGTTCTTATCGCTCCTTGCGCTTCATTCTGAGCCATTTGAACTCTACCTGCTCCTGCTGCCGCTCCTCTTTCAGATTCTTGTGCAGCATCTGTAGCCTGCGTGCCTTGAGCAAGCATCGCTTCTCTTTGTAGTTCGTAAGGTTCTTTTTGAACTGATAACGCATTCATATAGTTTACGCTAAGTTTTTTTTCCGCTTCGGCCATTGCTTTATCTGCTTCTGCCTCAGCTTCTTTTTGAAGTTTCTTTTGTTTGTTTGCTTGAGAAAAAGACATTGCAGCGCCACCTACCGATGCCGCTATACCTACTCCTGCCGCTATTGATGTTAATGCTGCCATATTATAATTTTTTTATCATTTCTACTTGGTAATTATCACCCTTAACATATCCAATCTCTTCATACTTCTCAATGAGTGGTCTATGTTTTATAAGTGCATATGAATATTTAAACCCCAAATTAGTAGCCATCGTTGTTAAATTTTTTAACAATAATCTTATCGCTTCTGTCCTATGTGGTTTTTTTCTATATTGTCTATTTGAAATAATCCAATCAACCCAACAAAGATTTGAGTTTGTTGCATATAAAAATCCCGCACAAATAGGAACATCGCCATCTAAAATGATGATACCACCTTCTCCATTTTGGGGTAAGAAATCTTTTGGAGGAGCTACCCATCCCCAATCCTTCCACCATTCAAGAAGAATGTTGTCGTAATCATTGCTATTAAGTGGTCTAATGTTAAAGTCCATTTAATTACAAAGATATAAAAAATTAAGGGAAACTTTTCATTAACTCGCTTTCAGTAGCAAATAATTCTACTTTAGTAGCATAGTTATTTGATAATTCAAATAAACAATAATGACCCAATACTCCGTGAGATTCTGCAACAGAGTTCTTACTAAACAAGAAATACTCTGTTTGAGTAGGTATAGGAGTGAATGGTATGGGGGTGGGAGTAGTATCAATAACAATATAGTTGTCTCCTGCAGCATAGTTTTGAACAACATTTATTACTGTACCTGCTCCTACAGCAGCTGATGAAAAATAAAGAATATCTCCAATGCTTATTATACTTCCTATAGCAATAAGAGGATTTATTGAAAAGTTGATTTGTGCTGTGCCTACACCAAAAACAACACTTGTACTATTTCCTATTCCATTAACACTTCTTAATGGATATTCAGGTGGTGACATTGGATTTAAAGCTCCACTCCCACTATTTCTTACAAACGCAAACCAAGTGGCTTCTTTTTTCTCAAACCAACTTTGGTCTATAAATCCTGAGTATTGTAAATCAGTTGTCATTGTTGCAGCCCAAGGAGCATCGCCCACTAAATCCATTGTCTTAAATAATTTGTTCTCAAGAGGTAAATCATTTATAACACTTTTAAGTGTTGTTGGAGAAAAAGGGTCTAATTGAGGAATATTTTGCAAACACCATTGTTCGTAAAATGTATTTCTTGCATTGTTTGAGCTATGTCTATATAAATTCCCACCCTTAAAAGAATAGAAATAGTTATTCATTCCTATCATCCAATCAGGATTGTAAGAATAGAATGAAGGCCATCCTTGAACGGCAGGGCTATATGTAAGTGTTTTAAAGCTCATATCTAATTATCACAAAAGGTTGCAGGGTCTAAAACCCAAATTCCGGGAGTCACTTCATGCCAATATCTACAAATAATACCATCAGAATAAAATCCTTGATTGGCAAAATATGACATAAGAGCATCACCATATATTTGGTATGCTGTTGCAAGGTCTGTAGAATCTAAATAATAAGTTGAAGCAGGCATAATTTTTATTTTTAAAGTGGGCAATCACATCCCGTAAAACTCATATCTAAGTTTGCAGCATTACCTCCACTATAAGTAAGGAATGTTGGTTGACCAACACAAATTAATTTTGAATCTCCGGCGAGAATACTAACTGTTGCTGCTCCAAAACAAGAGGGAAAATCAACAGGATTTATATTTATAGTACTAGCAGAATTATTTGTTGCAAGAATAGTGTAGCACTCTGTTGCACAACATTGACACTCATTTAATTGAGTAACAAGACATGTGCCTGAATCAACTACTTCTGAAAGACAAACAAATAATCCTGTTCTTTCTTTAAGAGGAAATCTTTCTATTAAATCTCCATTGCAATCTATGTAAGAAATTTCTTGGTTTGTTGCTGAATAAAAATAATAAGTAGAACAACATATTCCATCACAACCGCAATCATTATTTGTAAAATCTAATTTTTCAATAGATTCAATTCCTTGAGGTATAGTAAAGTACCCTGCATCTAAATAATCATTTACACAAAGACTTGTTGTACTCATAGGATTAAATATAGTAGATGAAGGGGTAGTTGCTCCACAATTCACTAAACCTAAAAACTCAATAGTAGCAGCAGAAGTATTTATAATATCAAAATTTACACATTGATTGCTACAACAAAAACATCCTAAATAAATATAAGTAAAAGATGGCGCTCTAAAATCTTCAGGGAAATCTCTTGCACATATAAATAGCGCTCCAAAAGCAGGGAAGTCATTTCCATAAGGTCCTTCATCTCCAATTACAGCAGTGTTTCCATTACAATCAACATATAAAATTGAACCAAATGTATAGTCATTATTATTTACAACAAGCCAAGACCCACAATCACAAGGAGGAGGAGTATAACAATCTTCACAAGCTACTGTACAATCTTCCGCACTAAAACATAGCTCTACTGCCGTACTTTGTCTTAAATCCCAAATTAAATATAAGAAATTCTGCAAGGCAGGAGTAGTGAAAGTTCCTTTCCATTGAGTTCCACTTTGCGTAAGTGGAGTTATATTTGTAGCAACAGATAAAAGCCCTGTAATACCTCCCGGGCTATTAGCATAAAATACATTGCCTGTATGATAATAAAATTTATTAGGAGGGTCTGTAACATCAAAGTCATCAAAGCCTATTTTATTTGTGTATACATTTGTATCTACTCCGGGATATGGGAAACTTCCTTGACCCCAAAAACCTGCATCAATATTATAATATGATACAAGAGGGTTGGAACTTGGTAAGGCAAAAGTAACTTGATTGCTTTGCAATGGTGATGAATATGGTATTGATGGGTCAAAATAATTATATTGATTATGTATAAACAACCCCGCATTTGAGCCATCAGTAATTACTACTTGAACTAAAAATATTTCATTACATTCTTGACATTGATTATCAATATTAAAAGTAACAATTGCGTTTGGTGCAATAGTAACAACAATTTGCAATTCAAGTACAAGAGGATTATTTACACTATAAGGAACACTTATTGTTCCAACTCCATTAATACTATCTGATGTTGTAGTTCCATCATAAGTAACATCTAAAGTAATTAAACCTGAAGATGGAGCAAATGTTGTTAATACAATATTTCCATCTCCAATACAATTATTTAACTTTACGCAATAATTTATTACTCTTTCAGGCTTATCTATATTGTCTATATTAAATGAATTTATTTGACCGCACCCAAAACAATCTATAATACTTGGTACTTGTATGTCATTACTTGTTAGTACATACTCATTCATATATGGGTCATAACCACCAAGTTTTTGCGTGGTTTGAGCATCAATAAATTCATCTCTAAACCAAGTTCTCATTCCAAATTCAGACACCACTCTTAATTGGTCACTTTGCATTGAATCTCCTTGAATATAAATTACAGCACCTCTCTTTGTATCAGTAAAATATCTATCAGCACCCCATTGAACATAACTTTCAGGATTATGGCTTATTCCATATTTTTCAGTTCTTGCAATTTGAGTTCCTAATACTTCAGGAACTGCAGTCAATGCCCTACCTGCACCTGCGTCTGACAATAAATTTTTTCCTGCTAATACATATGATACCTTATCTTCTTGAAGACATAGAACATCCGTTTCTCTACCATCTAAAACATATATATATCCAAAGGAAGACTCTAAATATTTATAATTTAAAAGTCCTAAATTAAACTCATTTAATTTGTTTAAATTGGACTCAGTGTTATATATACCACTATATGTTATATCTGAAAATCTATGTGCTTCTTTATAATCTTGAGCAGAAACAGATGTAACTCTTTCTCCAAGATTAAATTCTCTTCCTACTATTGAATCTCTAACTTTATAACTTTCAACTCCATTACCAAAAGAAAAGCAATTAAAGAAACCTGTGTTTATAACTGCATCTTGACCTAAAGCAAAGTCTTGGTTTTGCACATTTCCATCGTGTTCTCCTGTAGTAGGATTTATAGCAAATGATAAATTGTTTTCAAAAAACACATCAGGCAAAGCATCTATTGGAAGTGTTTCAAATATAAATGCAGGGTCTATTGTAGTTCTTTGTAATGAAAACCCTAGTTTTGCTACTCCATAGTAATCGCCGTTACCACAAGCTTTAGCACCCGACATCCAAAAAGTTAACTGATTATTGACAGGGTTACGATTTATATATAGTTTCATAACATTGTTAGCTGTATTACTTCTAACAAAAACATTCATTGCAGCAGTATCTAAAGCTTGTAATCCATTAAATGTTATAGACATATCTACATGTTGTAAAGCATTAAAAGTAGACATAATAGATGTCTGATTTGCTAAAAACCAAATTTCTAAGTTAGCATAACTTTGAGTAGCAGTAAAATAAGAATAAGAGTTAGCTGCATTAATCTCTCTTTTTCCACAACCACCTAATTTTTTTCTATAAGTATATAACATAATTCCTATTGTAGACCCAACAGGGACATCAAAGTCCGTGTATAATAATGCAGGAGGAACAGGAAAAGCAGGGTCTGACCAACGCACTACTGTACTAGAACCAAAGTCCTTTGAATAATAAGCAATGTCTTCTTCATTATGAATTGGAATAGGACTAACCTGTGATGCAAAATTACCTGCTTCTAAACGCATATACACTCCTTCAATAATAAATGTAGCATCTTTTTGTTTTGCTATTTTTTCTAAAACAGTTGTATATATACAATTTTCAGTTGGACCATTTGAATCTTTTTTTACAATAAGTCTATCGCCAACCTCAACTTTTTGCATATTTTCACCCTCAAGTAAAAACCAAAATAAACTGTCTACATCTTGAACTACAAGAGTTGAGTATATTGTTTGATATCCTTCTTGGTCAGGTTTTATTACAAACTTATATCTTGTCGCCCAATATGGAGCTATTTGTGATACAGGTATAGTGACTTGTATTGAGTTTTTATTTGGCGATGATGAGCAAGGGGTGTAGACCACATTTAAAGGGCTTACAAGGGCTGTTGATGAACGTAAAAAATCATCCATGTAAACAATTCCTATCTCATATCCCCTATTACTATGTAAGCTTCTTGCATTTCCAAGTTTTGAAAATGTAACAATACTACTTACTATACTATAATATTCATACGCATAAGTTCCAAGATTATTTACATCTTCATATTGCATTGCAACTAATTGCAAGTCAATATAAGTGTTTGTATTTATTGCTATTATTTTTATTGGTTCGTCTATAGCAGTAATTCCTGAAGCTCTTTTTTGCCATCCACTAGCTTGATTTAGAGGTATAGCACAATTAAAATAATCTGTAAGTGTACTTCCATCACAAGAAGTAGGGGTTGCAGGAATAGGGTCATATACAGGAAGTATATTTCCAACTGTTCCTACCCATTCTTGAAATTCAGTACTTTGAGATAAAGCATATGGACTTACATAATTTTGAGCAAGAGTAAATGTTAATGAAATACTTGTATTTCCTGTTTGTGTTGTAGGCGTTCCTCCTGTATAACTATCGTGTGTAAATTCTAATTGAACTTGTATTGTAGCTCCAACTATTAAAGTTGTATTATAATTTGGACCAAAAGAAGCAAAGTCTATTCTTAAAATAGAATTAGTCACACTATGACTTCCATCTATAGTATAAACAGAAGTTTGAGCACTTGAGTCTAAAGCTTCTGATGCTATAGCTTCTTGTATTAACTTTGCTTCATATGTAAGTTGTAATGGTTGTCCGTTAAGTGATACCAAATCATACCCTTCAACATAGTTTCCATACATAATTCTATTGCCCATAAGCGTTTGAGCTTGAGCAAACCTTGGGACATTGTCATATAATCTTAATAACTCTGCTTCAGGTAAAACAGTAAAAATTTTACTATTGTCAAATGTTAAAGTTTTATATGTATCATTTGCAATACCTAAGTCTGCTTTATTTTGTTTCTCAATTATTTTTATTATATTACTTTCCGACTGCTTAAATAATAAGTCTATTCCTAAAACAAGAGAGTTCCCTGTCCAATAAGTTACTTGACAAGCATTAAATGCATTTATCATTCCCTCATTCAAATATGCCTCAATAGTTAATTCAAAACCATTTGGCGTAAAAGCAATGTCAGACCATTGAGATGTAGCTGAGTATTGACCATCGGCATATAAATATCTATAGGCAAATGATATAAATCTCTCCTCCATAAAATTCTGTTCCCCTTGAGTATTTACTAACTGTACAGTTGGAGATTCTATAGGCGGTCTTTTAATTACAAGCAATGACTCTTCAAGAAGTAATTGTGCAGGAATACTACCTGCATCAATAAGCGGTGAGCCTGAAGGTATAGCATAACTTCTATTTATATTTATTGACCTTGGAGCATTATAGTTATCTGTAAAAAATAATAACTCTTGTATTTTATTTACTCCTGTAATTAAATATTGAGGATTAAAATTTAATGTTGTATTTCCCCCTACACCACTTCCATTATCTATGGTAATAACATGATATGTTAAAGAAAGTGTATTTGTATTAAATGAAACAACTAAGTCAAGCTTGCCTGTGAGGCCTAATGGAAAACTAGGGTCATGTACAAACCAATAAATAGTTTCTATTGAACCATCTTCGTATGCACCAATGCATCTAGCATCTACACTTAGTAATGTATTTTGAAATCTTAAAGTTGTAAGTGAAAGATTACCTTTTGTGTTTTCAATAACTCCAAATTCAGAATTTTCTGTCGAACCCATTCTGATATTCATTGCATCAATATACTCGCCATTAGGAACAACTCTCTCATCGAAAGTTTTGTTCATCTTACCTGCAGTAAAATTTCTAGTAAACTTTGGCATATTATTTTAACATTTTATCTAATCCCCTTAGATTCATTAAAAGTCTACCGGGATGAATATTGCTTATTCTTATTTTTGCATTTCTTAATAACGCTTGCTTATCTTTTTTAGCTCTTTGAATAATATACTCTTGAACACCAAATTTAGAATTTAAAATTTCATATTTTACAGAAGCATAAACATATGCCTCAAATAGTTTGTTTATCGTAATTAAAGAATTATCTCCACCTTCCATTCCATCAGAAACATATTCAAGAATACATAATCTCTCAGACATTCCTGAGTCAAAATTAATAACTCCTGATTTTTTGTCTATTGTAAATGTAGGATTGGCATTTGCCGTTTCTGTATTTAAGCCAAATCTTGCCCCAATAGCATAATCAAAATACCAATACCCATCTACATTATATCCTGCTTGTCCATTAAATTGGCTTGCTTGGTTTAAATATATTGACTTCTTTGTTCCTGTAATTCTATCAAAATCTATGTTAGAATATTGAGGAGAAAGAGCATTGCCATCTTGGTCAAATAATATATTTGAAAGGTTATCTTGAAGATATGCTTTTGATGAAAGCGTCTGAATGTTTTCACTTAATGGTCTTAATAAACCATTTTCATATACAGATATTCTTACCCAATTAACATAGTCAGAAGGTAATATATATCTTAATGTATTTGGAACATTTAATTCTAATATTTTTATTTCTTTAAATGCGTCATAGTTTAGTTCTTGGACTGCGCGTTTTGCGTGGAACAATATCTTATATCTTTCTTCGTTGTTTACTAAAGAATGATTTCCTGAGTACATTAAAAGAAAGTTAGTTACTATATCAGCTAAACTAACATATTGGTACGAACCCCAATTTAAGTCCTCGGGATTGTTTCCATTATTCTCATAATATTCATACTGTGATATATATGCCATGTTTTATATATTATGGTATTTGTGCATTGTTTTCCATCTCTTCTTGCTTTCCAAATTGAGCAACTAATGTTTCTCTAATTGATATACCACAATATTGAAGTATCTTAACAACTAATGAAGTTTCATTTTGAGCGCCTATTTCAAAATCTTGATAATCAGGCTGTGATTGGTTAAATACAGGCTCACCATTTGCTAAAGAAGTAAATGTCCATTTAGGCTCTTTAGGATATCTAAAGTAAGTCGCTTCAACTTGCAATGGTAAGTTTATAATACTTGATGGATAAAAAGTTATTAAGTCACTTGTTTGAGTATATGCAGG